TTATGTAACCAGAATCTTCCATAGCCTTGATAGTTTGTTCTAACTCTCCAGGATTTGGAACCTTACGTAGCAATTCTCTTTTAAATAGCTTCATCAACATGTGACTTCTGCCGTTATTAAATAGTGTGCCATGCAACCATGTTACCATGTCATGTGCAATGCGTCCAGTTCTACCCATACCAAAACCTTCCAAGGCTTTGGGCATTTGTTTTTCTGCCGCAAACATTAATTCTTTTGTGAACTCCCAATCTTCCAACATAATCTTACGAGTGCTTCTGCGTGAAGCAGATACTGCAATAGCAATCTTAATAAAGTGAGATACTCTACGTTGTACATACTCTGATAAATGATTGTCGGTAGGCTCTGGTGGTATGCCAGCTTTAATATCTTCGTCAACAATTTTAAATGCATCCTTATCAAAAGTCATAGGCCCATACATCTTGGCTATGTCAGCCAGATCCTCACGTAAATTATCTACAGTATTGTCACTGACTCTTTCTTGTATTAATGATTGTGGTATACGATCGCCATCATAATAGATAGGTAACATACGAGATAACAATCCTTGAGATCGTGCATCTTCTGGTAGGTTATCTACAAATTGTTCTGGTGTAGCACAGGCTAACCAATTAAGGCACGGTCCTTTGATTAAATATTCGCCAGAGGTTTTAGTCTTGTGACTGTACTCTGCTTTGGAATCCCACATATCTGTCATAAACATTTGTAAGTATCGCTCATGCCTGCCCATAAAAGTACCAAACTCTGAGGTAACTAAAGTTACAGATGAATCATAGAACTCATCCATTACAGGAGAAGATAAACGTAAATCTAATCTAGTAATCTTAGTCATATCCACCGCTAATTTTTCTGGTGTGATTCTATCTTGTACTACATACAAAGGATAATTACGTAAGCCATACTGATCTAATCCAGAGTTAAAGTTCTGATCATCTTCCGTAGTACCTATTGGTGTAGTTAGTTTGCTGAATACTTTTGTGAATGGTAAGATTAAACTTACTGATTTGTTTCTGCCAGGTGGGGCAATTAAAACTATAAAGTTATTAGATCTGATATCATAGTTAGCCATTGGATACCACACACGTCTGCCCATAGCTCCAGCTACAGCACTTAACGCACTCCACTGTGCAAAAGGTTTAGGTATCGGACTACCTTTGATAGCATCCGCTGATGCTTGTATGAAGTCTGTATAATTTCTACTCATGTGGTTTCCATTTCTTCATGTGCTTCCAATCGAGACCTGTCTCACAATCAGAAGGGATTATCATTTCTCTGCCATTTACTTGCATAGGATTCTTCATACGTGCTAGTATCTTAGGTATAACCTCTGCTTCTTTACCGATAGGAAACTGTCCTAAGATTGCATCATGTACCTGTCCAAGTATTTCTACCTTATCATCTTTTAATTCATCCCATACACGGTACAAACCTACGTTTAGTAGATCACCAATAGTAGATTGTGGTACGTAAGCAATAGCTTTACGCAATGTAGTAGCTTCATCTAGTCTACCCCAGAATTGTCTACGTCTACCTAGTGGTGTAGTAAGTGTGCCTTCTAGTTGCAACTGCTTCGCAGTATCATCGTGCCACTTACGTATCCCTGGAAATGCTCCGTGTATTCTGACTAAGGAAGATGGGCCAGTCCCTATTATCGTGCCCCCATCAATTAGTTCTTGGAAACCACCTTCCTTATCCTGTTTGTGCCATCTCTCCAGTGATGACAACGCAATCACTCCACCGTAGTAAAGTAATTGAAACCTTGTAGCGTGTGAGATCTTTATCTTTAGATGTCTACCTAAAGATGTAGCTGATAGACCATAGTTAGTACCATGTCCTGCTCGCTTACACATGTCTCTGTAACTGAAGTGTCCTATGTATGGACGATCAGCCAGCTCTCTATTCTGTGCAAGATCAGAAGACCAACCCATATTAGGCCATACCATTTTAACTACTTGGGTATGTAAGTCCTCACCTTCACACGCATTAATGTATCCCTCATCTCCAGCAACATAAGCTGTAACCCTAGACTCCGCCTGTTCTAAGTCAGCATAAAATAATACATTGCCTTCATCGGGTACAAATATTTCCCGCATGTCTTTTGTTATATTCTGTAGATTAGTTCCTGTACCCCAAGGGCTTTCTGAACTTGACCATCTGCCAGTCTCAGTCCCTGCTACCTTAAATGAAGTACGTAATCTACCATCGGAATCTCTCTCACAATTAAGAATGTTTAATTGTTTATCTATATCACGCAAAGATAGTATAGCATTACAGAATGGCCTAGCACGTGGATACTCTTTACATAAATGTTCTAGTGCTTCTTTATCTGTTGATACTTTCTGTTTACCTTTGGTGTATGCAATTACTGGTGGTAAGTTAAGCCACTCATATAAAAAACTTTTAAGCTGTAAAGGACTATTATGATTAAGATCTTTGTCCCATACTGCATTAGCAAACAAATTTAACATGCGTTCAACCATGACTCTATTCTTGACAAGGGGGGCCCGGATTACTCCTGCCTTCATCTCATCAACCTTTAGTCCACGTAGCATCATACTAAGTGCTGGCTTTAAACTATCAAGTTCAAACTTGTATGTCTTCTTAGTTGTATCGTCTAATTCCTTTGATAGCTTTGACCATATCTCACTAGTAAGTGAACAGTCTAGTCCGCAATATACCCAAAGAGTTTGTTCTTTACTTAACTCTTGAGTTGCTATCTCCGTGTTCTTGATTATCCTCATCATCCCTCTCCTGTGTGGTTTCAATAAGTTTGTTAATAAACCATTTAGCTTTTTCTAAATCTTGTATTGGTTTTTCTTTGTGTTCATATCTCCATAAATATTTCATAGCACTACCTTGTAAATAATATTTAAAGCCATCGCCTTGACAAGCCTTGATAGCATCAATACAACCTATGCCTCCTTTGTTGTAGTGTGATGGGAAGTTTACTGGATCTTCTTCGTCTAAGTCTTGTACTTTTTTAAAGAACTCAGTCATCTGTTTTACGCTTGTCATTTGATACCCCCATTATATAAAAAAATTCTTCTTTAGATTTCTTTGTATCTAACATAGCAAAGTCACATATCAAATCAAAGTCTTCTTCATTATTAAACAACCAATCAATTGCATCTTCTCTAAACTTTATATACTCTTTGTCCCTACCAGTGTAGGCTATGTCTTGCATAGCTTGATCCAATACTGAACGCCATAACACTATCTCATTCTCAATAGGGATATACTCATCCGCTATCGGCTTGGCCGCAAAGTATTGGGGACGTTTCATAAAATTTTATTCCTCTGCTTTAGTACTCTTAGAAAAACTTGTAAGGTTTTTCCATGCCCCTTCATTGGTATAGATAGAACCTAAGAACCCTAATCCTTTTTCCATTTCTGGCTGGAGAGAATGTTGTGCATGCATGGTGTCATGTACAGTTCCTGCTACTTCTATTCCGTATTTATGATTAAGCCAAGACACATCATACGTTTGATTCTGTGCTACCTTGACTATTGTTTTATCTTCTAGTAATTCTTTTATCGCTGACCATACCGCCAGTTCAGTAGTGTAGTCATAAAATGTTTGAGACTTTTGAGTGATGTCCCTAAAAGGTACAACCATTGAACGCTCTGGTGATGGTGCAAATCCAATGCAAGTGATCTCACCACTTGCTGTTTCGATGTCGAATGACAACGGTTTGTCTTCACTGTTTTCTTCCTTACACTCTTTAAAGAACTGTAATACTTCTGGGTAAGTGGGTTCAATGTATATCTCTCTCTCTGTATTTATAATATCTTTGTTAGTAGATTCTTGTGCTGCTTTCTTTAGATCACTAACTACTGTAGGTCTAAAGGAATAGTTCTTGAGAACTGCAAACGGACTGTATGTTGGCATGATCTTGTATGGTCTATGTAAGTTACCTACATTTGAATATGTTAATGCTCCCCTGTAAGATCCTATCTTATCTATGTTTGTTAATGCCCACAGACCTAAGCCTCCCATAGTAATTATGATGTTAGGATTAAAGTCGTTGATCTCTCTATATAATCTTTTAATATCTTGTTCATAGTCTTGTTTTAAAAATCCGTATTGAGAAGGAGAATAGTTTGATTGCCACTCTCCCTCTTTCTTGATAGCCTTATACTCGTTCCGCTTGTGAAAGAAGAACTGAGCATTTTCTTGTGCTGGCTTTAATTGGAATGCATGAGTGATCATAACAGTCTGTGCATCTATACCTGCGAGTGTGCACATGGGATTCAATACTTGCTGTATGCCTCCTGTATTTATCTTGTTAAGTCTAGATTCGGTAGTCGTAGGATATTCTAAAACTATGCAAATAGAATTCCCAGAATCTGGAATCTGCGACTCAACCCGCTTATGTACTGCGTAATCACTCATGCTATCACAACCTATCTATTAATAATCTTTTTAATAGATGCTTGTAATATGTCTTTGTTCTTACCAACCATCTCGTGCTTTACAACACCCGAGAAAGACTGACCGATTGCTTGCTCAAGCAACTCGCCAAAAGATTGATCTTGATCCATGTCCAAAGCATCTGTTAAGAAACTCTTTAACGACATAGCTGGATTCTTTTGCTTCATAGCATTAGGCGTTGCCCAATACTCTAGTCTTGTTGGTTCTGCATTTGCTATATCAGCCGCATCCAAATCTGATTGGATAACTCCTGTAGCTTTTACATTTATCTTCACTAACGGAGTTTGGTTTTCACCTACTCTGTCTGAACGATAGCTAGTAATTACAAAATCGTAACTACCCTCTGGTAAAGTAACCGTTTGTGGTACTTCATTTGGTGACATACTTAAAAAGTCACCCACGTCTGATCCTGTCATGGTATATACCTCCTATTTTGACATTGGTTTTGACAACTTCTTCTTCGCATTCCCTTGAATTGCATCAAACAATTTCGCAAGATCTAGCTCTGTGTTAGGTTCTAATATATCTAACGCAGGAACTTTAAGATCCATTCGATGATCTGATACAGTTCTTAGAGAACGTTCTGTGCCTTTGCTTGAACTCTTAGTGTCCACTCTACAAACACAGTTAAAGTATCGGCCCAATTTTGTAGATAGCTTTGAGCCAACACTAGTTGGATATGATTTACTCACACCCAAATCCCCTTCCATGTATTGCATGTGTGTTGTCACCACTACATTACACGGAACTTCTGAACCAGTTATATATTGTATGAGGTGTTGCACATCTCGTGCCGCTGTTCCCCACTCTGGTTGAGATGGTTGTTCTGTTGGTTTCTTATTATTAAATACTAATGCACTGCGTAATGCTGACTCACCCATAAGAGTAAGACTATCAATCACGAGCACATCATCTTTAGTCCAAGTCTTTACTGAACCAAAGTCTTCATCTCCATCTTTCCAATTAGCAATTAAGTTTGCCCCCTTACGGAAAGCTTCCGCCTTACCGATTGGATCTTTAAGAGTTACGTATGATACACGACTCACTCCTTCTGGAGTTAGCAGGTCTGGTAATATAGATAGACCGTCATCGTAATCAAGTATACGAAGATTTCTTCCAGCATTAGCTAATGAAGCCAGTGCCGCAGTCTTACCAGATCCGCTGTCGCCTACCAGTAATAGTTTAGTTACATCTGCTGATGTATGTTCTTTGATGCTTGCCATTTTTATCTCCTGTGTTTGCATTATATCAAATTAATTTCAATCCGTCAATAACTTTATTATGTTACTGCTAAATAAACAACACC